ATTTTGAGAAACTGCGACTTCAGTAATCTCTCTCACATGCATGACTGCCTTGTTTGCCTGCATGATTTCTTTCGCCACTTGCAGAATTGGCGGTAATGTACGAGGTGTCATAGGATTCTTTCTTATGGGACGTTTGGGAGGTTGTGTTTTACGGATGAATGAAAATTCTGTTTGAATCGGCTTTTTAACCGGGAGCTCCTCTGATTCCAAATGAAATTCTTCTGGCTCATAAGCCAAAAGTAGCACTTCCTCTTTGACACTTTCTTCTGGAGGTTTTTCTTTGTTTTTGAGGCCGAAAATCCCTAAAAGCCATTCTCTGATTTTCATTTTTAGTCATACCGTTTCAGGTTCAGCGAATTAACCATACGTCCGAAAACGATCACTCTGCTTTCAACTTCAGAGAGACTAATTTCAAACGGGTCATACAGGCGATTGTCGGAAATAAAACGGAGACTGCCTGGCACACGTTGCACCCGTTTCAAATAAAGATCGTTATCAATGAGCACGCAGAAAACGCCGTCACGCTTAGTGATCTCAGTGTCAAACCTATCAATCACAACCAGGTCACCATTCTTTAATGTGGGCTCCATTGAATCCCCAGCGGCCGTGATGATTTCATATCCATTCTCACGAATCTGACTGATGTTTTCTTTGAACCAAACACGTGAGACGCCCATGAGATCTACATAGGCCTCATCCTCATAATTTTGTACTCCTGAAGCACCGCAGCAAGCAGAAACATTCAGGCGCCGCAAATAGATCAAATCATCATCTTCCGGGAACGCCTCATTGCTATGGTCAGCATCCATCCAGCCGTAGCCTAATGACAACTTAGTTTCAATTTCGCGGGCCATTGTGTCTCCCATGATGCGAGGCCGACCCGTACCGGAATGAACTGATCCCTTCCTTATCTGAGAGAGAGTTGCATCCTTTCTGTTTCGTCCCAATTGGGCATTCAAATTGGCGATTGACCCATAACGCTCAATGAGGATATTCAGGTTTTCTCGTCTTATTTCAGTCGAAGTTTTCATAAATCTCTCCTTGAGAATAAATATAAGCCTTTGGCTAAGTTGCTATTAGCCATATTGCCTGTTTATAATATTAGCCAATGGCTATGCAAATAGAGAATAACTATGAAACTTCACAAATGGCTAAAGAGCCAGCCAAGAGGAGCCCTATCAAGGCTTGCTCGTTTTGTTGGCGTAAAAATTCCCAGTGCTCATAAGTGGGTAACTGAAAGGTCTTGTCCGAAACTTGCGCACTGCGAACGAATTTCCTTGTTCACGCAAGGAAAAGTTACATACAAAGATTTCATGTAACTAGGCGTCCTATGAGCTTCCTTCTGTCTTTCAAAGCGGCCAAATGCACACTTGGGAATTCCAGTGTAAAAGCGGTCTTCCGTTGTTTGTGTGATTACGCAAATGACGATGGATCAAACTGCCGCCCGTCCACTGAAACTATTGCACTCGAAACTGAGTGTGATAGGAGAACTGTTTTTAAAGCAGTTTCTTTCCTGGCTACAAACGGATGGATAAAGGTTTTTAGTAAAGGCAGAGGTGCTCGTAATTTTTACGCCATTAACGTTGAGAAAATCGAGGCCGTTTACCAGCAGTCAAAGGGAGCTGCCGAGCAGATCAAATTTGAAAGTGGTGACAAAAATGTCACCACAAGTGGTAGCAATAATGCAACCAGTGGCAAAAATGATACCAGTAACAAAAATGCACCTAGAGTGGTATCAATTTTGTCAGAAAGTGGTGACAAAAATGTCACACAACTCAGTCAGACTCAGTCAATACAGTCAAATAAAACTATAGGGAGCGCCCCAAACTTTTCCTTAACGTCTCCAGAGAAGACAACTATTTCCAAAACGGAAACAGTTGAGAAAAAACCAAAGCGCCCGAAGAAGGAAAAGGTGCCATGTCCTTATAACGAGGATGACCCAATTCCGGAAGAGTTTTTGAAGGTCGCTCAGAGGCACAACATTCAAGACCCACAGCAGTTGTTTTCAAAGATGGTCGCTTACTGCAAAGCAAACGGAAAACAGTACGCAGATTACAAAGCCGCATTCACAACGTGGTGTCTCAACGAATCCAAGTGGCAGCAGCAGAAGCCGCCCAATCAAACCTCCAAACCCTTCGCCTACGAACCGTCTGGCGGATTCACGGATGAGTTCTACATGCAGGGATGCAAATTTGATAAAGACGGGAATTTAATACTATGAACAATACGAAAGAACCTAGAACCCAAGGCGTTATAAATTCGATCTTGGGCGTGATGACCAAGCGACAGAGAATAGTTAAATGTCCGGAACACGGTTATTACTTGGCTGATGAAATTTGGGTCGGAGAAGAGGTTAAGTCTCAAAGCCTTTGCCCACAGTGTGTAGAAAAACACCGTGAAGAATGGAAGGCCAAAGAAGAAGCATTCCGCAAGCAGCAGGAAGAGGACGAGATTAAACGCAGAATTGAGGCGACCAGAATTCCTTACGACTATCGAACCAAGGATTTTTCCACCTTCAATCCTGCAAACGAAACTCAGCAAAAGGCGCTTGCACTTGCTAAACGTTTCGTGAAAGGTTTTGAAAAGGCGTGGCAGGGCGGGTATGGCCTAATCTTTCTGGGCGCGTGCGGGACAGGAAAAACGCATCTTGCCTGCTCAATCATGATCGAGCTGATCCGCAAGCACAAAGGATTTTTTCCGAAGTACTACCGAGCGGCAGAGATTTTCTCAGGCGTAAGGGATACATACCGCAACGGCGCCAGCACGACTGAAGAAGAGGCGATCAATTTCTTCTCCTATATACCGCTTTTGGTGATTGATGAAATTGGAGTCCAAAAAGGCTCGGACGCTGAACGCCGAATTTTGTTCTCAATTCTTGAGAACCGAATGACTGACAAATATCCCACGATCCTAATCAGTAACTTAAACGCAGAAACCCTATTTGATCTCATTGGTGAGCGCCTTTACGACCGAATCAAAGCAAAGTGTGTGCCGGCTCTTTTTATGGGCGAATCAATGCGTAAACAGGCTACTGCTGATCTTTTCGATTGAGGTGCGTCATGTCTGATTCTGCATGGACCGTGCTGATGATCATGCTAGCGCCGATTGTGTTTATCAACCTGGTGCTATTCGGGCTACTCGTGAGAGCCGCTTTCCAACTCAGCCAGGAGAAACATCATGAGGTTTGATTTCTCTTACCTGCTCAAATTCCTCGGTTGGATGGGAGGTTTGCTTTATCTGGCTGATGTCGGTTGGTTTGCCTACAGCGGTTCAAACATTGATTACGGCCTGGCATTCCTGATCGGCATTGTGATCGGAGCTGTCATCGGTTCATTCAGGAGAAAGTCATGAGCGGGTGCTGCTTGTATTGCAAACACGCTGGAGCAGGCTGGATCAGCACTAAGAACGGCTCAATCAATGTGGATAAACATGATGACTTTTACAGGGCCATGAACATCTACTGCAACAACCCTGTTACTGGCATGGATGGTCAGTGTTTTCAGATCTCGTTCGTTCGCTGTTCTTTGTTTGAACGGGCCACACAGGAACGGATACAGAAACGAATCGAATTTTATTCAAAGTTTCCGAGATTCAGGACACACGCAGAACTAATCGCACAAAGACGATGACCAACAAGGAGAAAAACCATGGAAGATTTTGAAATCCTAATTCTTATTTTCAACATCATCACCTTTGCAATAGCAGTGGGAGCTTGCATCTTGTACTCAAATCTGGAACTTCAGCATAACTGCACCAGGTGTCGGCTTTATGACGCAGAGGAAGAAATCGAAAAGCTCAAGGCTGAAATCGACTTTCTGAAGAAGAACAACGACTGAGGAGCAGACATGAACGCAGAGTTTCTTTTTTATTGCATGGTGTGCGGCTTTATTTTCATTTTGTCGTTCTTTCTTGTTGTGAAGTTTCTCGAAGACCTAAGCGACAAATCAGCCGAAAGAAGAACACAAGAACTAATCAACAAACTCTTGGAGGAGTACAGAAATGGGAAAAAGCCAACGAACTAAAGGGGCGGCAGGTGAGCGCGAAGTCTGCGAACTCATATTCCAAAACCTGGGCATACAAGTGCACCGCAATCTCTCTCAGACGAGGGACGGAGGAGCGGACATCAAGCTCAACCCTTACTCACTCGAAGTGAAGAGGCGCGCCGCAATCGGAAATCTTTACGAATGGATGGAGCAGGCCAGCAACGGGTGCGAACCAGGTGAGCGCCCCATTGTCGTGTGCAGGGCCGACCGTAAAGAATGGCTGGCAGCGCTCCCAATCGAAGAACTATTCCGCCTCATTCGAGAAGAAGTGAGCGCGACTGGAGGGAAATGATGAATGAAGAAAAACGAGATCCAAGGGGACTTGTTCGGGCATATCGATACCACTCTCTGCTCCCAATCGAAGCCCAAAACCGACTTGTC